AAAAGGAAAAAAGGAAGATAAGTATGACAAACAGTTAGTTTCACAAATTGCAGACCACTATCTAGTAAGTAAAACAGAAGCCATTGATTATGTTGAATTAATGCCTAAAGATAGTTGCAGTGCTTTGTTATCAAAATATGGATATACAGAAAAAGAAATTAAAAAAATGTTGAAAGGTAAAAAATGATATTTGAATCAGATAACACAGAATCAGTAAATACCCAATATCATTATGTTGGTAAATCTAGCTTATATAAGTTTTCAGAAGAATGGGATTTAAATTCATATGAATTTGATATTATTAAAAGAATTGTTAGATGTAGAAAAAAAGGACAATTTGAAGAAGATTTAAAAAAATCAAAAGATTTGATAGATATTTATCTTACTGAACATTTGGATCAATCCAAATAATTTCTTATAATATAATAAAAAAAGAATATGGCAAATAACGTATATACAGTTGTGAGTATAGAAGCATCTAAAAAACTTATAAAAAATTTTACAAATAAATTATTTACACCAGAAGTTGAAAAAGCAGATTGGCAGAAAAAGAGTGATATATTAGCTAACAACTTGTATGGATTATTATATAAAGATTATCCAAAAGATAATTTAACTAGAGAATGGATGACTGAAAATGTAGGAGCAAAATGGTGCTTTGTACATGATTGGCAAATAGAAGATGATATAATTGATTTGACATTTGATTCAGCATGGTATCCTCCAGAAGAGCTATTTCATGAAATAGCAGATTGGTTTACAAAGCGAGGAGAATTTGAAATGGAAGCTAGAAGTGAAGATGAGGCATATTTACATGTTTCAGGAGGTTATGCTAATCAAAATGGATCTGAATTCATAATGGAAGACGATAATCTTCCAGAATATCCAGATGAAGATGACTTTGAAGATAACGAAGATCAATATGCATATGACGAAGCTGTTGAAAATTTTTATGATAAAATTTCTGAAATAAAAGATGATCTTATCTTAGAATCTAAACAAGATCTTATTTTATATCCATAATATGAAAAGTGGCTATATAAATCCAATATATAAACTGTCATTAAATGATGTATCTAAGGTTCCTGCTAAGATATCTTACTCGCAATGGTCTATGTTTGAAAAGTGTCCTAGACAATGGAAACTTTCTTATATTGATAAATTAGCTCCATTTACTCACAATATAGCAACTTGCTTTGGAACAGCATTTCATGAAACATTACAAGAGTATTTAACTGTAATGTATACTGATTCTGTTAAAGCAGCTAATCAAATTGATCTTCGTGATATGTTGTTAACATGTTTAAAGATAGAATATCAAAAAGGAGTAAAGGCAAATAATGGCGAACATTTTTCTAATCCAGCTGAATTAGCAGAACATTTAGAAGATGGTGTACAAATTCTAGAATGGTTCTCTAAAAGAAGAGCTCAATATTTTTCTACTAAGAATATGGAATTAGTTGGTATAGAAGTAGAATTAGGTGTTCCAGCTTCATCAGTTAATAGAAATGTATATTGGTATGGCTTTATAGATATAGTAGTTAGAGATACCGTTCAAAATAAAATAAAGATACTAGACATTAAAACTAGTAGAATGGGTTGGAATAAATGGCAAAAAGCAGACAAACTAAAAGCTGCTCAATTGGTTGCATATAAAAAATATTTTTCAGATCAATTTGGTACTCCTATTGATAATATTGATATAGAATTCTTTATAGTGAAACGAAAATTACTAGAAGAATCAATGTTTCCTCAAAAAAGAATACAATTATTAAATCCAGCATCTGGATCAGTTACAAGAAAAAAAATACAACGAAGTATTGACACATTTATTGAATATTGTTTTGACAAAGATGGTAATAAACAGAAAGATAAAAATTATTTGGCTGTAGCTGGTAAAGGTGCAAAACATTGTAAATGGTGTCCTTTTAAGACAGATTATGAAAATTGTCCTAAAGAAAATAGGATTCGTGAATAAATTTTAATATAATATAAATAAAAGGAATATATATGAATGGATTATTATTAGAAGCATTATATACAAAATATCGTGCTGATAAAGCTGATGCACTTGCTAGATTAGATATTTACCTAAACAATTCTGTTGGAATTGGAGAACATCCACAACATACAGAAGAAATGGATAATATAGTAGCACAATTTGCAGACGCACAAGATAAATTAGAAGCATTGAAAATGATGATATCTGCCGTAGGATATAGTAAATCTGATCCAGTAAAACAAGTTATTAAAGGATAAATGAGAATTGCAGTAATTGGAAATAAAGAATGGCAAAATAAAAGAAAAGTACAAAAAGTACTTTCTGAATTAAAAGACAAATTTAGTCAAGAATTAATTATTGTATCAGGAGGAGGCTCTGAAGGAGCTAATCATATGGTTAAAAAATTTGCATTAGAATTTGGAATATCATATGAAGAGTATAATCCATCATATACAGGAAGAAATTTATATTCAATGTTGCCAGAATCATATTATGGAAAGAAATATCACTTTTCTCAATTATTGCATAGAATGAGAATATTAGCTGAAAATTGTGATTATATGATTATTTTAAATAATCAAAATGATATGAATCCGCAATTACAAACAGCATATAATAAGATACAAAAACTAAAAAAGCCAGTTGTTGTATTAGGTTAATATTTATAAGAAAGTTATAAGGAAATTAATGGAGTTACCAAAATTAAAAAAACTAGACCCAACAAAACCAAAAAAGAAGAAAATATTACTATTAGCAGATGATTTTAGATTACCATCTGGTATTGGAACTATTTCAAAAGAAATTATATTAAATACTGTTGATCATTATGATTGGATTCAAATTGGAGCTGCGGTAAATCATCCTGATGCTGGTAAAGCGTTTGACGTTTCGAAGGAAGTACGAGAGACAACCGGTATTCATGATGCAGATGTAAAAATTATACCATATAATGGATATGGTGACAGAAATATATTATTTTCATTATTAAATAGTGAAAAACCAGATGCAATATTTCATTTTACCGATCCTAGATATTGGGGGTGGTTATATCAATTAGAGCATGAAATAAAAACAACATATGGCACTCCAATTGTATATTATTCAATTTGGGATGACTTACCATATCCTATGTGGAATTCACCATTTTACGGTAGCTGTGACTTAATAATGGGAATTTCTAAACAATCTGATAATATACATCGAGAAGTGTTGGAACAGAACGGATTTGGCGTCTATGATTATGACGTAGAAGATACAACAAAAAATCCAGAATTGGAGTGGGATGAAGTAATTACCGGATATGTTCCCCATGGATTGAATTCAAATATATTTAAACCAATTCCAGAAACAGATGAGTTATATCAAAAATATTACAATGAAATAAAAGTAAAAAATAAAGTAGATTTTGTTTTATTTTGGAATAATAGAAATATAAGAAGAAAACTGCCAGGTGATGTGATTCTAGCATTTAAACATTTTAGAGATCGTCTTCCAGAAGATCAAAAAGACAATGTTTTATTACTTATGCATACACAACCAGTAGACCAAAATGGTACAGATTTAAGAGCAATTTGGGAAAATATAGCTCCAGAGTGTAAATTATTATTTTCAGAAGCAAAAGTTGGAGCTGCTGATTTAAATGCAATATATAATGTAGCAGATGTTACTATAAATATTGCATCTAATGAAGGCTGGGGTTTAAGTAGTACAGAATCATTATTAGCTGGAACTCCTATTATTAATAATGTAACTGGCGGATTACAAGATCAGTGTAGATTTGAAGATGAAAATGGCAAATGGATAACATTTGATGATGTATTTTCCACTAATCATACCGGAAAGTATAAAAAACATGGAACATGGGTAAGACCTGTATTTCCGTCGAATAGATCATTACAGGGATCTCCAATGACACCTTATATATTTGATGATAGAGTAAATTTTGAGGATGTAGCAGACGCAATACAAAGATGGTATGATACAAAGCCAGATATAAGAAATAAATGTGGATTAGATGGACGAGAATTTTGTTTAAATGATGGTTTAACATCAAAACAAATGGCAGACAAAATGGTTGAAATGATGAATTTTTTATTCGATAATCCAAAAGAAAAACGACCAAGATATACATTAAGTAAAGTAGAATCAGTAACATATAAAGAAATGGGTATAGTATGAGAACATGTATAATTTCAAGTCCAGTAGCAACACAATCAGGTTACGGACATCACGCTCGAGAATTTATTACAAATGCATTTAAATATAAAAACAATGATTGGAATATAAAATTAGTATCAATGCCATGGGGACACACACCATTTACATACCCATTGCCAATTGAATGGATGAAAAATATAATTCCATTACCACTAAGAGAACAGCCAGACATATGGGTACAAATTACAGTACCAAATGAATTTCAACCAGTTGGTAAATTCAATATAGGAGTTACAGCTGGCACTGAAGGAGATGTATGTCCAGAAGCTTGGATAGAATCAATTAATAAAATGCAACTAATAGTAGTTCCATCTGAATTTACTAAAAGATCTTTTGAAAATACAGCTGAAAAACATAAATTAACAATTACAACTACAATAAAGGTTATTCCAGAATATTTTAATGAATCAGTTTATAATAAAAATAATAATACTACAAACATATTAGAATTAAAAAATATTAAAGAGTCATTTTGTTTCTTATTTGTAGGACATTGGTTGCAAGGTCAATTGGGAGAAGATCGAAAAAATATAACAGGAATGTTACATACGTTTTTTGATACATTTAAAAACAAGAATAATCCACCAGCAATGATATTAAAAACATCTGGAGCTACATATTCTATTGTTGATAAGAATGAAATAACAAAAAATGTTAATCAACTAAAAAAGTTATTTCCAAAAAATACTAAATTACCAAATGTATATATATTACATGGAGATTTAACTGATAATGAAATGAATGCATTATATAATGATACAAAGATAAAATCTATGGTGTCATTTACAAAAGCAGAAGGATTTGGAAGACCATTATTAGAATTTACAACAACTGGTAAACCAGTTATAGCGCCACATTATTCAGGACCAGCTGATTTTTTACATAAAGAATATATAACAGAACTACCTGGAGGATTAACTCCAATACACCCAACGGCACAAAATGATTTTTTAATTGGTGACGCAAAATGGTTTACTCCAGACTATAAATACGCATCTAAGGTATTTAAAGAAATAGTTAAACATTATAATAAGTTTTTATCTAGATCAAGAAAACATATTAAATATTCAAATGATAATTTTTCAAGTGCAGCTGTTACTAAGCATTATGCTGAGTTATTTAAGTATATTGAAACTAAAATTGGAAGTGTTCCAATACATCAACCACTAAATCTTCCGTCATTAAATAAAATAGAATTACCAAAATTAAAGACAGTATGAAAATAGGATATTTTATAACAGCATGTAATGAGTATGATGAATTAGCTAAATTATTAGTTTTACTTCGAACCAATATTCTAAAAACTGATTGTATTGGAATATTATTAGATGAAGATAATTGTACTGAAGAAGTACGAGGATTATGTAATCAATTTTTAATTCCAAATGATTCTGCATTTAGAGTAATTTATAGTAATTTAAACAAAGACTTTGCATCATTTAAAAATCTAGGATATCATTTATTTGAAGATTGTGATTGGATTTTTAATATAGATGCGGATGAATTACCATCTTCTATATTATTAAAAAATATACATCAAATTATAGATGTTAATCCAGAAACTGAATTATTTTATGTGCCAAGAATAAATACTGTAGAAGGATTAACGCAGTCTCATATTGACAAATGGGGATGGAAAGTTAATGATGAAGGTTGGGTCAATTGGCCAGATTACCAAGGAAGAATATATAAAAGACAACATAATATAGAATGGAATGGAAAAGTTCATGAGCAAATAAAAGGAATGAAAAAATATTCACATTTGCCACCTAAAGAAGAATTTGCATTTCATCATCCTAAAACTATTGAAAAACAAGAGAAACAAAATAAATTATATGAAACTATTTGAAAATAGATAGAATTTTATTATAATATATAAAATAAAAAGAGTAAATATGAAATATGTAAAAGATAAAATTACTGATTTAAGATTAAAATATGTTCAATCACTAATCTTAAGTAAAGTTGGTAAGTATATGAAATTAAAGCATGGGGCTAAAACATGGACTCCAGGCGAAGATTGGGTTCAATATTCAGGACCATTTATAAATGAGGATGAATATAAAGCAGCAATAGAAAGCTTATTATCAGAATGGTTAATATTTGGTAAGAAAGGTAGAAAATTTGAATTAGAGTTTGCCGACTTATTAGGAAAAGAATTTGGAATATTAACTAATTCTGGTAGCTCAGCAAATTTATTAATGGTAAGTTTACTAAAAGCTAATAAGTCAGAATTTAATTTACCAGATGGTGCTAAATTTATTACTCCAGTAGTTTGTTTTCCTACTACAATTAATCCATTAATTCAAAATGGATTTCAACCTGAATTTGTAGATGTTACTCTTCCAAACTTACATATTGATCTTGATCAAGTAGAAAATTTATTAAAGAAAGATAAAAAACGTGAGATTCGTGGAATTATATTTGCTCATGTATTAGGTAATCCTCCTGATATGGATAGATTAATGAAGCTAGTAAAAAAATATGATTTAGTATTTCTAGAAGATTCATGTGATGCATTAGGATCAACATGGGACAATAAACCATTAGGTAGTTTTGGAGATGTATCAACATGTTCTTTTTTCCCAGCACATCATATGACAATGGGAGAAGGAGGATTTGTAGCTACAAATTCAAATAAAGATAGAATGACATTAGCTAGTCTTAGAGATTGGGGAAGAGCCTGTTATTGTAATTCAATGAAACCAGGTAATGTAACTTGTGGTACCGCATGCGGAATGAGATTTGGCTCATGGTTTCCAAATCAACCAGATATAACATATGACCATAGATATGTATTTGACGAAATTGGTTATAATTTAAAGCCATTAGAATTACAAGCTGCAATGGGACTTAAACAATTAGATAAACTAGACTATATGCATTCTAGAAGAAAACATAACTTTAATAGAATGCATGAAATATTTTCTAAATTTGATTGTATGTTTCATTTACCATCTGCAGACGAAAAAGCTGATGTTTCTTGGTTTGGATTCTTAGTTACATTAAGAGATAAAGTTCCATTTAAGAAATCTAGTTTAATTAATCATTTAGAATCAGCAAAAATTCAAACAAGAAGTTATTTTACTGGTAATGCATTATTTCATCCAGCATATCAAAAATTAGCAAAAAATTACAAAGATCCAGCTGGAGAATTTCCAGTTGCAACTAAATCAACCAAAGATACATTTTTTGTAGGAGTTTGGCCTGGTATGACAGATGAGCAATTGGATTATGTGGAACAGGTATTACATAAATTTTGTAATCAATATAATATAAGTGTTCCATATGATGAAAGAGACTAAAATAGCATTTTTAACAGAGATGGGATTCACCGGTAAAATTGATGAATCTCATCCTAATATGCGAACAGAGTTTGCATGGATGAATGCATTAAATGCAGATCACTTTCCTATATCACAATATCAATTAGTTTCTGGATATTCTCATGTATTTATAATATTTCCCAAAGGGCAATTGAATTTAAATGCTGTAGCAGCAAAACTATCTAATATA